ACCCATCACCCCGCCCCCTGCATAGATTTGGCGCGTTCGATTGCACGATTCAGTAAGGCAAGGTTTCCTATGCTCTGAAACTCGATAACTGCTTTCGATGCTTTAACAAACTCCTCAATTAAGGATTGTTGTTGCTCAATAGTGTCAGCCGCCTCCTGAAAGATATTCGACCCAAGACACCTTTGCTGGCTGTCTGATTGCGCCTCTTTTAATCTTTCTATAAGATTGCTCATACCTATTCCCCCTTTGTGGCGTTGTATTCGGCAATAAGAGACCGCATTTTGTCCATTTCTTCCTGCGTCACTTGCCCTGTGTAATTTCCAGATGGACTTCGTTCGCACATAAGGAACCACTCATACTGATCGCTCAAAGCCTCTGCCATCTGGTCTAGGAGGGATTGCTGTTCAGATGCTTCTTCAGGCGGCAGCCATCCCAATTTTTTAAGTGCTTGGCGCACTCCTTCCTCTTGCAATTGGAGAACTCTTTCAATTCTTGATTCGGTTTCTGGCAGAAAGAAATCTCCATCACTCTCAAGGCGCTGCTTTATTGTTTTGGCACTAAATTCGGTTTTTACTCTTATCTCGCTCATACCTGCCCCCTAACCACCATAACCAGCAGGACGAACGCGCCCACTATCAGGATTCCGTTTATCCAATTAGAAGCCTTGTCGTATTGCTCGGATCTAGAACTCATACATCACCCCAATATCTAAATAGGATGATTCCCAGTCCTGGTCATTGCCAAATGGCTCACCCTCAAAGATGTAACTGCGCTTCTCCGCCTCAATCGTGAGCCTTGGGGTAACTTCATATTCAGCCCTTAACTTAAAGACTGGTCCTTTCCCGTATTCCGCATTGGACTGATAGGCTGGGTGGGCGATACCTGCTTTAAATGACCACTTGTCCTCTGCGTGGCTGTATGGAACAAAGCAGATAATGAACAGGACGAGCAGGGCGCACATACCAATTAGCACCCAAAAGTCCTCCCAAGCGGTTTTTTCCATTCTGTTTATGTTGTTCATCTGTCCCTCCTGTGGGGCTTGTTAGGCCGCCTTCATTTGATTAGTTAGCATTTGCTTGGAGTTTTCCAGGTTCTTCACAAACGCCTTTAAGAATCCACTGAGATGGGTGACATATTCCGAGTCCCATTCGACTTTCGTGATAAATGGGGGAAGCTCTGGGTGGTAGCTCATAAAGAACCAGTCCTTACATCCAGTGACCCACATAGATCCGTGAACCTGTTGTTTGTAGGTATCAGGTAAACCGCCTTTCAGCATGTAGCCAATATGGGTAGAGGCTTTTGGACATTTGATTTCCAGCCCAGATAACAGCTTGTCGTTTTTGTAGATCAGCCCATCAGGAGAGCAGCCAATCGCCCCGTCATCGGTAGTGATAAAACCGACCTGAGATACTTCCAAGTCCTGATCGAACTCAAAGAACTTTCTGGCCTCTGGCTCCAGCTCTCTCCCGCGAATCATCCACTCTGTTTCAAATTGTTCAGTCTCAGCGCCCATCCATTCGGCTAGGCACTCGTTCATATAGGTGCTGGCAGACGAACTGGCCTTGCCTGTGGCGGTGACAATCTTCCCGAAGTTAGAGGCGGTAGGGATACCTTTACGCGCCTCAAACCATTCAGGAGTGCCTTGCTCAAAGTCGTGGATTTTCATTGTCCGTCAATCCCCAAGGCTGCGCAGATTTTCCCCCAGTCTTTTGATGGGATGTCTTTCATTCGAGACACGCCTATCCAGTTGAGAAACTTGTTAGCGTCCCGTTTCTGGGTTTGCAGCATGTTCTCAATCAAGGTGATCTGGTTTATGTCCAGCGTTTTGCCTGTGGCTATAGCAACCTTGGCATCAACGTCATCATCCGCCGTAGTCAGTCCGAGGGCGCTTATCAGCGTGTATCGCTGTAGATAGGTCACGGTAGACCCTATGCCCTGGATATTGTTCTTTCGGCCACTGGTGTCCGCGGGCGCGGTCATGCTTGTGCTTTCACTGTGCCCGTCTACATGAGTAACGATGCAAGTCACCTGAATGTCGTTTTCGTGGTTTTGTGAAAAGCGATAGGACAGTCCGCACTCTTTCAGGGAGTCGCGTATCTGCTCGGCAATCGCGCCCAGAGAGGCGAAGCTGTACTTTGTATTGTCGAATGCAACGGTACTGGTTCGCTTAATAGAGGGCATCTTGCTCTGAAAATCAGTCAGGGCATGGAAGAAAGACTTTTTCGCCTCTCCCGCCTCGTAACGCTCTTTTAGGTCCATCAGCTTGGATAGCTGGTCAACGTCAGCTCCGTTCTGCACGGCAATCGCCAACAGGTTGTCTGGTGTTTGTATCGCTGTTACTTCAGCGCTCTTTTGTGTTAGTGCTTTCTCACTCATTATCTAGCCTCCATCCGGTCTAAAAACGTGTCTATGGGTTCGTTGATAACCACTTGACCTCCACAAGAGACGAGCATGGAAATCCCCAGGCTGGCAGCGAATCGCCTTACTTGTTTTTTGGAGATGTAGTCCCCGTCATTTCTTGGGGTCAGGTCTACCTCTGATTCGTCGGGTAGGCTTGACTCAATCTCCTCAAGGCATGGCTCACATATCTCTGTTTCAGTCATAGGGATGTAGTTGTTATCCCTGTATTGCTGACAGCTTTGGCAGTAGTAGATGCTCATTTTTTATCCCCGCTTAAATAATTGTCTGCTTTCATGGTTGCATCGTTTACTTGTTCCACGGCTCGGCTAGCGAGATCGCAGGTGATACACACACCGCCAGATTGGCACTGATCAATAATTTCGCCGTTAATGATTGCTGCCGCGTGATTTGCAGCACTAGAAAGCTCTCGGATAACAAGGCTTTGGCGCTTCAGCTTCTTTATCTCCATGCCTATTAGCGCCCAGTCTTTAAGCTCCTCTGACTCTGTATCAAAAGCGATATGCATCAATTCCCCTATCCGGTCGTAGGCTTTTTGCACCCGCTTATCCATCCCTTCCTCCTAACCCAAAAGGGCTTTAATAAATAAAATCACTATCCCCGCACTAATCAGGCAGGGGACTACCCGCCATAAAATGATCTTTAGTGGGGCGCGTTTGTAGTTAGTCCGCATGGGGCGGCTCCTGAAGAAAGGCCCAATGGGTAGGTCTTACTCCGTACGTGTAGTCTCCGTCTTCGTGGTAATAACCCCAGAAACTACCTTGACTCCACTTGCAGATAATCGGCTCCCCATCAAAAACAATGAAAAGACAGCCTTCATCCTCATCAGAGGGGGTCTCATCCCACAGGCTTATCCAATCACTCACACATCACCTCCCATCACTTCATACTCAGCCTGTTCCCTGAATTCACACTCATTCAGGCGCTCTACCCATTCAAAATAGGGGTCAAGAAGGTACTTGCGGATAGTCCGGCCTAGCTCGGTATCGTCCTGCTCTCTGTAAGCCCCTAGAAGGCGTTCTGTGAGTTGCTGGTCGTAGGCTTGGCGGTTCTCCTTAACTTCTTCTCTGGCGTTAATAGAGGCCCCTGGAACCGCTTCATACATCAGTCTGTTTTGGCGGCTGTCGTGGGGATAGGTCGGAGAGCCAAGAGCCTCAAACAAATGCTCAGAGTCTTTAAGACCCTCGAATTTCTCACGGACAATTCGCTCTACCTGTGCTTCCTTATCAGGGCGGCTTAAGTATTCAGATACACGGTCTCTGTGTGCATCTTCTATAGCGCGTTGTTGTACTTGGGCTTCGCTCATGGGTGTCTCCTTTTAATCTTCGGTTAGCTGCACATAACAGTCGTCGCACAAAGGCCCGTAACCATCTTCTAGCCTTAGATCATCTTCTTCGCACCTTTCTGTCGGGCTTTCGCAAACAAGGCAAAGCTGTCTGGTGCCGGGGTAGTTTTTGGAGTTCCAGTTTTTATGCTCGACTTGCGTCAAGGCTTTTCTCCTCCCTTCAGGCCATGAGTTCATGTCTATCTCCCGTTTAATTGGTGGGCTGCTTTCGGTTTGCCGTGACCAAAATGAAACTTGTTTTTCTTTTCGGCGGCCTTTCTAGCTCTCTCCGCAGCCTCGATTGAATCAAAGCTGCCTAAGTCAAAACCTTTTCCTAGCACACGTATAAAAGCCCTCCACTTACATCTTCTTTTGCACCAGTGAACGCCGGTTACGCCAGAGGTATTAGTTTTGTACCTAGACTTGTTTTTCATGTTTTCGCATGGCTTGGCCGATCGCAGGTTTTTGATGCGGTTGTCTGACCTGTCATGGTTAATGTGGTCTATTTGGTGTTTTGGCTCGCAGCCATACACATAAAGCCAAACCAGCCTATGAATTTTGTAATCCTTTCCCCAGATGGTTGCCCTCAAATATCCAGAGCCGTTATCGCTTCCCGCTGGAAGCCCTGCATATCGCTTATTCCATGCTTTATGCTTCCAGTCAGAATTAAAGTGGTCTCTTGGTCTGCGCCTCCAAAGCAATACGCCCGTGTCAGGCCGGTAATCAAACATTTCTATAAGATTGTTTTGCGTTAACTCCATATCAACTCTCCGAAATGGATCAGGCTGGTATGGGAGTTATTACAACATGATGTTGGATATTATGTCAACAATATGTTGGAGATATGTGCAAAAAAATGTTGGATTAGTTTATGAACAGGCGAATGTCATCCTGAATTTGCGCCTCTACACCCTGACGAAAACAGGAATACGAGAAGGTGCTTTCACTTTTGTAGCACCGATGCGCGCCTTGCGCCAAAGTGGCTATTACCAAAAACGCGATCAGTGAAAAAATGAATTCTGGCAATGAGGGTAGCCAGCTCGGTTTTGCTTTCATATAAACTCGCTGCTCTTTTCTACTACCTCGCCTATAACTTGGTAGGCGTTTTCGAGTGGAGTATCTGTGCTGGAATGAGCCAGGTTGTCAGATGTAACCCACCACTCACCATGCTTTTTCTTTAACCTCTTAACGCAAAGGTTTCCGTCAAGCACGACAGCAAAGACTCGGCCATTCCTTGGTTCGTTTGAGTCTGTGTTTATTAAAATTTTGTCGCCATCAAATAACGCTGGCTCCATGCTAGATCCGGTGACCTTTCTTGCTACAAGGCTTTTAGGGTCCAAACCTCTCTTGTCTAGCCATGACTTCCTATAAAAAAGTGGGTGTATGCTCTCATCGGCGGTATATTGAATCTCAAATCCTGAGTTATTATTAGTCGCCACTACATGCGCCTCCATGATGTCGACAGCTAACATGTCGTCCCTATCCTCTGGTTCTGCTACAAACCTGGGGTAGTCAACCTCGTCGACGTTAATTTCCAGCTCATGCTCCTTGCAGAGCTGATGAAATATTTTGCTTGCAGTAGTCAAATGGCTTTTTGGAATGCTGTTTCGATACACCCAGTTTGAATAATTATTAGGGTGAGGCAGACGAAACTTTTTTGCCATATCCGAGGCGCTTATATCTGCGCCTTTTCGGTTTGCGGATATTCTCGCTTCTTCCAACATTTTGATAGTAATCATTTGCTCATTTTCTCAAACATATTAACAACAAGGTGTTGACATTAGTTCCAACAGTGTGTTGGAATAGCGGCATGAGAAAAATAATCGATGAAGTCATAGAAGCCTACGGCGGAGTTTCCAGCGCGCAAGCGCGGTTCGGGTACTCCGACCCAAGGGCCGTTTACAACTGGCGAGCTAGGGGTATTCCTCATCGTCTACTTCCTCAAATTCACATGGATACTAGGCTGCCTTTAGAGCGTTTGCTTGGAGCCACTAAAGGCTTATCCCCCCAAGCATCTACGGATGCTCCTGCCCCTGAAGTTTAGGGGCTTTTTATTTGGCCCGAGCTTATGGGTGAAATTCAATGCAAGTGGGTGAACAAAATAGATGAACCAGATAACACTTAATTTTGAAAAAGGCTTAACCGATGCCTACCAAACCTGTAGGGAATACGTTGGGGCCAGGATTCACAGGCAGGGCAAGCCTCAAAAAGCTATCGCTGCTGACATGGATTACAGCCCAAGCCACCTAACCAGAAAGATTGCTCAAAACCCAGACGATTCTATGCGGTTCACGCTTGATGATCTGGAGAAGTTTATTGAGGTCACTGGCGACAAAAGCCCTGTTCACTACCTGATTGAAAAATACCTTTGCAATGAAGACCCCGATGCTATTGAGAAGCAGATCAAAGAGCTTCAGGCAAAGCTAGATATGAGCAGGGGGCGCGCAGCATGAGCATAGCCCAGAACCTTATTTCTCGTTTGGAACATTGCAAACAAACAGGCGAGGGCAAGTGGATGGCTAAGTGCCCATCCCACCAAGACAAGTCACCCTCTCTCTCAATCAAGGAAGCCAAAGATGGCCGATTGCTTATTAACTGCTTTGGCGGTTGTGGTGCGGTTGATGTTGTCCAGGCAGTTGGATTAGAGCTTTCCGACCTCTTTCCCCCAGATGATAACTACAAGGGCTTTTTTCGCGGTTCTAAGGCTGAACAGAAGGAACTAGACCGATTACACCTGGAAATATGTAAAGCGGCTAGAGCGCGAGGAGAGAGGCTTACAGCGGCAGAGAAGCAAGCAGAGCTAGAAGCATTTATGAGGGTTAGATCAGC